AGAAATAGGAGGGATTGTTTATGTTATTGATAACGCTATTAAGAAAAACTCGCCAGTTGTTGATTCGATTGAATATCTCAAAGACAAATTTGGGTATCTGGGCGACTATTTATACCAAGCTACAATATATGGAGATGCGTCTGGTAAATCGAGGTCGCAAGGGACAGCACAAACGAACTACGACATAATTAGAAACGCTGGTTGGTCTAAGTTTAATATTAAGACTGCCAACCCAAGAGTACAAGACAGAATAAATGTTTTCAATTCTATGTTGCGAAATGGCAATGGTTCTGTTAGTATTGCGATATGTTCCCGTAATGTAGAATTAATAAACGACTTGGAGCAGATGTCATATAATGATAGGGGCGAAGTAGATAAGTCAAACCAAGACTTAAGCCACGCTAGTGATAGTGTTGGCTATTATTTAGAGAACCAACATAGGTTAATTAAGCCTAGAGAAATTAAAGCACAATACTCATTATGATTGTAAATAAATACAGAAAAGACGATATTCGCTCTATCGACCCAAATGTAAGAAATAGATTAGAGAAGTTTAAGTTGCGTTATGAAATGTATAACGACAACTACAGAGAACAAATTATTTATAAGCTTGGTGAGATTTATAGAGCGTTCTCACAATTAAAGCTTGATGTACAAATCAATGATAACTACAACATCTACAAACAAGTAGTCAATGCAATATCTAATGTTTATTCGTTTGGTGTTGAAAGAGAATTTGAAAACGAAGATGTAAAAGATTTATACAGCAAATTAAGAATCAACAAGACAATGGCACAAGCCAATCGTTATCTAAACGCATTCAATGATTTACTAATACAGATTAGTTGGGACGATAAGAAACAAATGCCTAAGATTATGCTTAGACTCCCACACAACACGGAAGTAGAATGGGAACAAAACGAAGTTAAATCAGTTAAATACTTTGTTGAAATGACAGACCAGAAGGAAGAACTCTGGGCGTACTGGTCTAATGAAGAACATTACTACATACTTCGTGGTGCTAAACAAGACAAGATAATGCCAGTTGAAGATAATGAAGAAATGGTTAATCCTTTTGGTGTTTTGCCTTTTGTCTTTATGCACAACGGGTGGCGAGATGAATCTTTTTGGGATATGTTTACTGGTGATGACCTTACTGGTGGAACTATTGATATGGCAGTACACCTTACTTTCCTCAATCACTTAATCAAAACACAATCATTCAAACAGTTAGTTGGTAAAGGCGACAATGTGGGAGAACTACTTGGACAAGTATTAGACCCATTATCTGTACTAACATTAACTGGACAAAACACAGAGATTGATGTTCTAGACTTACAATCAAACTATGAGCAACTACACAAAGTTGCACAAGACCTAGCTAATAACATTGCAATTAATTATGGCATCAGTCCTAATCAATTTAGAATGACTGGCTCAGTATCATCTGGGTTTGCATTGCAGATGGAGAATATGAAGCTGGATAGATTTACTGTTGAGCAACAACAAGACTTCAAAGTCTATGAGCAAGAGATGTTTGACATGATTAAGATGGTCAGTAATTACTATGGAATGAATTTAGGTGAAGGAGATATGTTTATTGACTTTGTAGAACCTAACTATCCGTCATCTGAGTCTGAGCAATTAAGCATTGACAAAACCAAGATTGATATGGGATTAACTAAGACAACAGATATTATGATTCGTAACAATCCAGACTTAACAGATGAAGAAGCTAGGATTAAGTTTGATGAAAACATAAAAGCTCGTAATGATATGTTGAATAAAGTTAGAAGTGGTGGAAACATTCAAGATACTATGAAAGCTTTAGGTATCAATGCCGACTCTTGATACAATCTATAATCAATCACAATCACAGATAGATGGATTCATTAAACAATTTGATGATGAAGTCCAAGAAGTATTCCAGCGTGTTCGCAATATAGCAATAGCACAACTATCACAGATTAATGCTGACAATGTTTTGGAATATGAATTTATCTGGAGAGAATCTTTAAGACAAGCTGGTTATTACGAAATAGTCAATAACTTGATTGATAATCAATTTGACTCTATCTATGCTGGAGTTATAGATGCGTTTGAAGCTGGTGGACTTGCTACTGCATTTACAGAAGCTGATGCAAGTAAGATACAAATATTAAAACAATTACGCAGAGATTTCTTTACTCGTCTTGGTGATGATGTTGGTTTGTCTGTAAAGCGAGAACTATATCGTTATGTATTAGCTGATGCTTCACTAGAGTCAATCACTACTGGTATTGAACAGCAATTAGTTACATCAGACCTTGCCAGATACTCACAGACTTATGCAAGAACAGCAATCAAAGAGTTTCAACAAGAAGTCATAGACCTAAGAGCCAATGATGTTGGTGAAGGTGTTTGGGTTTATGTTGGTGTCAATGATGGCAGAACCAGAAGGTTTTGCAGAAATGTTTTAAAAAGAAACAAATGCTATACCGATAGTGAAAAATCTAAAATAGAGAATGACCCAGATAGAGAATATAATTGCAGACATAGATTTTATAAGATGAGCAAAGAAGAAGCTATGAAGTCAGGATACAAGTGTAAATAATATGCCAATAAAAACTAAAAAACCTAATCTTAAGAAGTACAGAGATAAGGTTAAGTACGCAGATAGAAATCTATATTCAGTAATTGAATTTATTATTGTTGGAATTATTAAGCGTACACAATCTGGCAGAGATAAAAACTTTAGACCATTCAAAAAATATTCAAGACAATATGGCAAGACCGGTAAAGTTAATCTAACTGAAACTGGTGCAATGCTTCAATCAATAGATAGAAAAAAGATTAATGGTGGGGTTCGCCTATACTTTCCAAACTTTAATGAAGCAAAGAAAGCATATAACAATCACATAACTTTTGAACGACCTTTTTTTGGTATTGATAAGAAACAAGAGAAACATATTGCTGAAAGAATTGCTAAATATGTTGTGTCTAAGAAGAAATTATATTAGAATTTAATTACTTTTAATTTTACTAAGAGGTAATTATGGCTGACGAGCAAAACACGGAACAAGTCGAAAACACACAAGAAACGACTGAAAACAATGATGTGGTTCTTACACAATCAAAACTTGATTCACTTATTGACAAAGGATATAGCAAGGGTGTTAAACGAGCTAAGTCTGAGTTGGAAGAAGAATTAGGGGTTGATATTGAACAAGCTAAAGAGTTAATAAAAGCAAAGCAAGAAGCAGAAGAAGCTTCTAAATCTGAACTAGAGAAACTTATGGAACAGAAATCTATGCTTGAAAAGACTATTGAAAGCTTGGAGTCAACGAATAAGAATTTGCAATATGATATGCAGATTCAACAAGTTGTACAACAAAATGGTATTAATGATGCTGATTATTTCAAACATCTATTACAGCAGGAATCTGCTAAAGAAGATTTTGATATGACTTCATTCATGGATAACCTTAAAGGTGGAAAACCTTATTTGTTTAACAATGGAGTGCAAGAGCAACCCAAGAAAGTAGATGCCACATCAAACAAAGCCACACTAGATGTAGCTAGTAGGATTGGCAATGCTAGGTCTATGGATGAACTCTATAAGCTCCAACAAGAAATATCTTAATTTTTACAAGGAGTAAAAAATGGCTGTAAATACTAAAAGCGTATTAAGCGATTCAGCAGTTGACTTAATGAACCAAGCAGTAATTGTTTCTGGTCAAAATGTTAATCGTCTTGATAACTACGCAACAATCCGTGTTGACGAAATGGCTTCATCTATTTCGTTTACTGTTTTCTCAAGACTATCTGTAGCTACTACAGCTCTTACTGATGGTACTGAGGCTTCATCAACTTCAATGACTGATACTAAAGTTACTGCAACTCTAGCTGAGTATGGTAATGTTATTACTACTACTTCACTAGCTAATGTAGCAACTGCTGGTAAAGCTGATTTAGCTGGTGCTGAATTAGTTGGTATCAACATGGGTGAAACTATGGAAGCTCTAGGTCTTGGTGCATTAGAAGCTGGTTCTAATACTATCTCAGCTGATACTGCTGGTACTTTAGACAACCTAGACTTAAGAGAAGCTTATACTGAACTTGCTGATGCTGGTATCCAGAAGTTTCAAGATGGTCGCTATGTGGCATTCGTCAATCCTGCACAAGTATCTGACATCAAAGGTGATTACATTCCAATCGCTCAGAACACAGACTTGAACATGGCAACTATGGGTGTTGTTGGTTCACTAGAAGGTTTCACTATTGTTGAATCTCCTCTAGTAACTGCTGGTACTGTTGTTTGCTTTGGTCGTAATGCACTAGGTAAAGCTGTTGGTAAAGAAGGTGCTATGGTTCTTAAAGAAGGTAATGATAATTTAGGACGCACATACAATCTTGGATGGTATGGCATCATGAAATATATTATTATTGATGAGAATGCTGTAAGGGTAATTACTGGAGCATAATATAATGGCAAAAGGTAAAACTACAACTACAACAAAATCAAAATTGACAGCGTATAAAGATGGCTCACACAAAGCTGGTGATACTATCTACACTTTCAAGGCTGGTGATGAAGTTACTGTAAAGAAAGAACATTTAGATATTATGAAAAATCTAGGTGCTTTCAAGAAGGAGCAATAATCAATGGCTTGGACATTAACAAACGCTGATATTATTTCTGCATTACCGCTATTGGCTGACCATTATGAGAAAGCTGATAGTGGTTCTGATACACAATTAGTCTGTACTAGATTAACCAATCTAGTTAATTCAGAAGTTGTGGGAGCTACTATCGCTTTTGTTAATGGTGATAACGCTGGTAGTGATGCAGTTGTAACATCATACTCTAGTGGTTCTGGAACTTTAGGATTTGCACAGCTATCAAATGCTGTTAATAATCAAACTGGTTTCGGAATTGTTTATATCAGCTATCAAGTTTTTATCGATAGAGCTTATGATATTATCGCAAACGAAATGCGTAACAAAGGTATAGATGTAGATTTATTCCTAACGACATCTCATGTCAAGGAACTACATCTTACCAAAACAATCGAATTGGTATGTTTATCAAAACGACACAACGCAGATGCTGATGATATTTATCATGAATCATATTTAGTTTTTAAGGAAAAGTACGAGAAAGAAGTTACTACTTTGAAAGCGGATTATGACCTTGATGAAGATGGCACTATTGATGAAGATATAGAGGAAAAAGTTTCAGCACAAGTAAGGTTAATTAGATGATTACATTATTGAGTAATTATGGTTATCGATATACAGATAAGCTAACTCTTGATAATAGAGAGTTTAGAAAAGGCGACCAATTCTTTACGCAATCAGAAACATTATCGACTTTCGATTATCCAGTTTTTGATATTGAAGAAGAATTTGTTTTGTTCTTGACTGAACGCTCATATCGTGAATCTATACTTCGTGAAATACTTGACCTAACCCGTTCAGAAGGTCGTGATGACCAATACATGATTGATATGAACGGCTATGTTGAAGATGGTTATATTAAGGAACAAACTGGTTATGATAATGTTGAAGTTACAGTAATCAAAGACGAACAAGGTTACACAATTACTTTTTTAACAATGATGCAAGGAGTTACTTAAATGGCAATACAAGGTTATACTGGTAGTGTAACAGTTGAAAGTGGAGCAATGGGAAATGCGAAAGCGTGGTCTTTAGATGTAACACAAGAAACTGTAGATACTACTAATTTCGACTCAAGTGGTTGGAAGGAATCAACATCAACTTTAAACAGTTGGTCTGGTTCTATCACAGCTCTGTTTGATGCAAGTGGTACTGCTGAAGGTGCTTTACAAACTGGCTTAACTGGTGGTTCATCAGTAACCTTATCACTACAATTAGGTGGTGGTTCTGGTTCTTATGATGTCTATTCTGGTGAAGCAATCATCACATCACAAAGTGTTACTAATGATGTGAATGGTATTGTAGAAGCTACTTTCAATTTTGAAGGTACTGGAGCATTAACAATCGCTTAATCAACTAAGGGGGTGTAAAAGCCCCCTTTTCTAATTATGGATAAATTATTAAAAGCATTAGAGAGAGAATCAAAAGATTTGCGTAAAGCAGAACTATTGGTAGATGGAAAGATACATTATATTTATTATCATACTATGTCTGGTGATGACCATGCCAGAGCATTAGAATTAAGTAAGAAAAAGAAAACAGTCAAAGAAACAGATGGCTCTGAAACAGAACTAACCTACTTTGATGATGATTTATTAAGATGCCACATTATCTATTTTCAATTAAGAGATAAAGATGGCGAAAGAGTATTTAAAAATCTAACTGATATTGAGTGGATTAAAAATAATATAGCCTATGAAACATCTAGCTATCTTGCTAGTGTCATGGGATTAAAATCAGTTAGCGACATTATTAGTCAACAACAAGAAGCTTTAAAAAAGACGAGTGGCTCAAAGCAAAAGCGTATTTAGCTTTTGAACTTGGTAAGTCCATAACTGAAATTAACGATTTACCTATGGATGAGATTGGTTTATTATTAGCATATAAAATTGAGCAGAAAAAGGAACTAGAAAATCATGGCAACGGAAAGAGTTGAAATTGACATTATCGCTAAAGGCAAACCAGCTGAAAAAGCGATTAAGAATGTTGAAAGAAGAACGGAAGAACTAAATCAAACTACCAAGAAAACTGGTACGGATATTGATGGTGTTTTAACCAAGATGAGAGCTGGTTGGCTTGTTGTTGGTGTTGCAATAACAAAAGCCTTAATGTCTGGTCGTGAATTTGAAAGAGCTTCTATTGGTCTATCTAAAGAAATGAAACGATTTGCATTAGAAACTGCAAAGTTGTCTGATGTTACTGCCACACAAATTGCTGGTTTCCTAAAGTCTGCTGAAACTGCTGGACTTAATGAAGTGCAGATGAAACGATTAGCAGAACAAGCTATCGCATTAGGTTATGCCTTTCCACACGAAGATGCTGAAACTCTACACGACAACCTAGTCATGCTGAACGCTACTGGCGAAGCTCAAGGTTTTATTGTTGATATTCTTGAGCAAAAATTAGCCCAGATGGGTATTGCTTTTGAAGATATTGATTTGAAAGCTTTATCGGTATCAGACAAACTTAAATTAGTCAATGAAGTCGTAGAAGAATCATCTAAAGCTATGGAAAATTCTGGTTATGCAAGTTTAAACAAATCACTATCAGAAATTGATAATGGTTTTACTTCTCTAGGCAATACCATAATGGAATTTTTAGATATGATTGGTATTTTTACAGCGTTTAATAAAATTGTTCAAACGCTAAATGTAATAATTCAAGATGGTATTGTAGGTTTCTTAAGATTAAAGAACGCTATATGGGAAACAGAAGAAAATACTAAAGCTTTAAAAGATGCACAAGAAGAATTAAATCACAGATACGATATTTTATTTAATCGTAATGTCAATGAAACTTTTGAAGCAATTAACCACGAAACAAAAGATACGGCTAACAGTACAGAAGATTTAGCCAATAAAACAGCCAAACTAACAGAAGAAGGCGAAAGACTACAAAAACAAATGTCTGATAACTCTAAAGAGTTTAAGAAGTTTAGTGTTACTGGACAAGATGTAGTTAAAAATCTATCACAAGGATTTGCTAATTTAGTAATGGGAGTCAAGACTAACTTTCAAGATATGGCTAAAGGTATTATTGCTAGATTAATACAAGTTAGAACAGAAGCTTTCTTAACACAACAAATAGCTTCTAGTGCTGGTGGTGGTGGACTATTAGGTAGTATTGGTAAATTATTCTTTCATAGTGGCACAGCAGAAGTAAAACATACTGGAGGTTATATTGGTCATTTGCCAAGTTATCATTCTGGTATGCGTTCAGATGAAAGATTAGCTAAATTACAATCTGGTGAAGCAGTCATTAACAGAGCTGGTGCATCTAGAAATAGAAGTGCTATTGAAGCTATGAACGCTGGATATTCAGTTGGTGGTGGAGGTAGTCAAACAACTGCAAATATTAACTTTAATGTTCAAGCAATAGACTCAGCTTCATTTAACAATTACTTAGTAAATAACAGAGATACCATTGAAGGAATTATTAATAGCTCCCTTGTTAAGAATGGCTCAGTAAGAAGGACTATTAGACAAACTTTATAATGGCATTAACTAACAGAACATCCAACATTCTAGTTGACCATAGTAATCTAGAAGTAGAGGAATGGCACAAGCAAGGCGAACAAATACAATTTGATTCTGGAAAGATACAAACAATCGTGTCTAGCACAATGCCTTCTATTGAAATGACTGTTAGATATAACAATGTTAGCCAATCAAGATACGAATCATTAAGAACACAATATGAAGCTAGTTACGCTTCTGTATTCATACTTAATGCTGGTGATGAAATAGACTGGAGAGATAATTATCTAGCTAATACTTCTAACACTTGGGCTTTTAGAGATTTTAGTTTTTCTACAGATGTTACTAATAGATTTACTGGAACAATTAGATTATTGACATCAGTATTCTTTGACTATACAGAATATCAAAGTTTATTTACGCAATCATCTAACTATTCTCCCACAACAACAACAGATACATCATTTTCTGCTTTATTAACTGGCAACGCTGTTCCATATAAAGTTGATTATAGTTATATCAATAATTCAATCTTTTCAAGTATTGGTGGAAACATTAGATTTGGTAAAGATAAATCATTAAAGAAGAAATGGACTGTATATTGGGTTCTACAAGAATCACAGTTTTTAGAACTATTAATGTTTTATAGGAAAAGAGGTGGCATTATGTCTAAGTTTGGAATGCCTAAACTTGGTTATGGTAATGTTGGTAAAACCGAAGCAGTATTTTTAAAAGATAGTTTTTCTTATCAAAAGCGTGTTGATGGTCTATATACTTGTCAAGCAGATATAGTTGAGGTTTTATAGTGGCAAAGACAATAACAAATAATGTTAGAAGCAATGACCAGATGGCAATGCTACATTTATTTGAATTTAAAATGGATAAAGACTTTGATGGAACAGCTGGAGAAGCTGGTGAAACACTATATTTTACTGACCATGAAATATTTGTTAATGATGGAACGAATGAATACACTCCATTGTCAATAACATTTGATAGATTAACAGAAGATGCTTCAATGCAATCAGATAGTATCAATATATCGATTGATAATATTAATGGTGCTTTATCATCAGAAGCTTTGGCTTCGGAATGGAGAAACAATCCTTGCAAGATAACTAGAGTAGTTTATACGCCACCACAAGAGGTTATTGGCTCAGATACTTATGATTATGGTTTAACTAATGGTGTTCCAACAACAACTTACCCAGTCCTTGATATTAGCTCATATACTAAAGATGTTTATGATTTATTTGAAGGAATCATTGATACATTTAGTGCTACAGAACAATCATTACAAGGCACATTAACTACAAAGTTTATACATTGGAACAAACCTTACCCGACAAGAACCTTTAATCAAAATGAGTTTCAATCCATTGTAGATACTTTAAACGACACACTTTATTGGGGACAACAAAAACCATGATGAATTGTTTTACAACTGTTTATAAACATTTAAGTAAGATATACAATCTTCCAAAGAAGTGGGAGGGTTATACAGATAAAGATATGGACATCTTTGTTAAAGAACAAAAGCGTTTTTTAGCAAGTAGAAAACATATTAAATTCTTTATGAGTTTTTGTCATAAGGTAAATAAGCCTAAAGCAAATGATATTGTTTTGACTGATAGGTCTGTTGGATGTGCAATCAATTCTTATACTTATTGGGTGTATAACGAAGATAAAAAAGATTTGGAATTTAAAAAAATAGATAAAGATTGTTTAATACTAAGGGTTAATAATGGGTAGTGCTGTAAAAACTGCTGTTGGTTTAGCTGGTGTTTTCTTTGCTCCAACTTTAGGTAGTTTAGCATTTGGTTATGGTGTATCTGCTGGTTTATCAGTAACAACTGCTGGATTATTAGCTTCTGGTGCAGTTATTGGTGCTACATTAGTTAGTGCTTCTATTGCTGGTTCTGCATTAACGCCACAAGCCTCAGATGTTGGTGGTGCTGAAGCGTATGCTGGACAGAAACTACAAACACAGAAAACCAACACAGCTCCAGTCCCAATTTTATACGGATACAATCGTTCTGCTGGAAACATAGTTTTTCAAGAAACTAATGATTACAACAATGCAAATAGCTCATCAAAAGGATATAACAGAAGTTATTGGGGTGTCTATGTAATGGCAGGACATGATATTAATGATTTAATATCTATTAAGGCTGATGACATAACTTTGACAGAATCTGGTTCCGGTATTTGGTATGACTCTGGTAGAGATAAAATTTTTATTAAAGGTCAATATATAAGCTCAGACACTAATGTTACCGCCCTATCTTTTCCTTATAGTTCTACTTTAACCGCAACTGGCTCAACTATTGGTTTATCTAGTGCTGTTATACCTGCTGGAACTTATGTATTGTTAGTACATCAAATCTTTGATGCAGAAAATAATGTAAATACAAAATTTGCAAATATAACAGCTAATACACAAGGCAAGAAAATAAAAACATTTACTGACTCATCAACAATAAGTAGTACAACCAGTTATTCATATAATCCAGCTAATATCGTTTATGATTTATTAGTCAATGCTTTGGCAGTTACAGATTCTGAAATAGATATTGAATCGTTTTACAATTCACAACAAAATTGCT